CCAAAGCTAGGAGGCTTTGCCCCTATGCCTCTTGTTACTGCAGCATCTTCATTAGGATTATTACCACTGTACCCACTGCTTCTTGTTGATTTAGTAACATTCTTAGTAGTCTCACGAGAGCTACCATACTGGTCATACATTTGTTTTTGTGTAAACTTAGGATCGTACATTGTTATACCTTTACTTAGGGAATGGTAGATACTTACCGATGATATAAGAGGCTGCACCTGTGACAAGCTCACCAACAAAATTACCAGCAGAAGTCTCAAGCAGTGATTGTGATTCACCATTTGCATCTATCTCTGCCTCTAGTATTTTTGTTATTCTGTCTCTCTCGCTTTCGCCAGACTGCCATGCCCATGCTAACAGATCACGCTCACGTTGTATAGCATTATTATACATTGTGGATGTAAGATTGTTAGCTACTAGTGCTGCATCTCTGTTAGCTTGGTTAGCTGCTGCGTTGGCTGCTGTAGTAATAGCTTGCGCCCATGCTGCGTTAGCTTGTGCAACTACAAGATGGTTCTGTGCATTGAACTGGTCACGTGCATTAGTTTGTGCAGTATTGAACTGGGCTATTGCATTAGTCTCACCTGCATTGAAACGATTGATAGCGTTGATCTGCTCTGCGTTAAACCTCTGTACCTGTGAACCTAGTCCTGCAAAGAATTGATCTGTCTGGTTCTGGGATGAAGCATTGAACTGTCTTGAAGCATTTATTGCAGCACCATCACTTAGTATAGCTTGAGCAGTTTCCTGCGCTTTAAGAACTTGCATCTGCTGCTCATTACTTAGATTAGTTAGATCCATCTGTAAGAATGACTTAGCATTCTGTACGTTAGCTTGCTGCCTGTTGTTTAGGTTAGCTAGATCTATCTGTGAAAGTGTAGCTGCATCAGCTAGAACTTTACCCTGCCTAGCATCTAGGTTAGCTAAGTCTACAGTCTGTGCCATCCTAGCATTCTCTAACGCTATCTGTTGTTCTGCTGTAAAGTTTATGTTAGCTATCTCTGATATACGTGCTGCATTCCTTACCTTGGCTTGGAACTCTTGGTCAAACTCCATACCTAAAAAGCTTGCACGTTGTTCAGCGTTTAGTAAAGCTACTTCTTGTTTATTGGATGCATCTATTTGTGCAATAGGTAGCGCTGCTTCCATACCTGCCTGTACAATAGCCATACCTGCCATACTAGAAGCTGACAACCCACGTGCAGCCATTGCTGCTGATGCATTACGCATAGCTCCTGCAGCCCATGATGGTGTGTTGCCACCTTGGAAGTCCTGCATCAAAGTGTCTAGCTCAGTCTTTACAGATGCAGCTTGGTTCTTTGCTATAGTAGAATCAACTCTTGTTTGATCTACAGTAGAGCCAGATACTAGTTGATCTGGTGTTACCTCTAGTGGATCAGGAGCATCTACTGTTTGTGGCTCCCCTATTTGTGCAGCCTGTAACTGTAATGCTGCTGCTGCGAAAGGGTCCATTTGTGAAGGGTCAACAATAGAGTTTGGATTTAGTTCCCCTTGTGCTGCTAAGTAATTTTGTAAAGCTGATTGTAACGCTTGCTGTGACTCATAAGCTTCATACTGCGCTGGTGTCATAGCAGCAATTTCTTCTGCTGTTGCAGCCCCTGCTGCTGTTGCAACTCCTGCTTGTGCTGCTGCACCTGCTTGTCCTGTACCATCTGCTATAAGTGTGTTTGGTCCACCGTCTGCTGCTACAACTCCTGCTCTAGTTACACTTGCAGTCGGGTCATCTCCTATCTGTTTTGATAGTAGTGAGCCACTTGGCATTTGTGTACCAGTCGGTCCTGAGTAGGTAGTACTGCTCCCACCACCGGGAAGAAGAGTAGTGGTTGAACCATCAGGGTTAACGGTAACAGGATTAGGTTGATTAGGGTTAATTACAGGAGAGGCTTGTTGTCGTGACCCTCCACCACCACCACCACTGCTAGAACCGATATCTCTACCAAATAAATCTTTGCCGTGTGCATGAACTGTTCTGGGTGTTTTAGCTTGATTTACTATATTTGATACAATGTTTCCTGCTTTTCCTACGGTCATACCCTTAGCTGCATTAACAACCTTACCCTCAACCATCTGTCTAGCTGTCATAGTGTACTTACCCATCTTGGCTGCTGCTGCAGGACTAGCTGCTAGGAAAGCATTGATAGACTTTTGATCACTAGGTCCACTATAGCCCAACGCTGGTAGTATCTTGTTTGTCATTGTCTCAGGCTTGAAACCCATAAACTTTTTAGCCATATTATTATTTCCCTATTTGCATCCACAATGATGCGGCAATGAATGTTATTACTGCTACAGTTGACATCTTGACCATAGTTGACCACACACCTTTACGTGTGTCACGCCATGCTTCTAGTAAGCTACGCATCTCACTTATATCTTTACGAGCATCATCGTCATGTAGTCCTACCTCACGTAACGCTGCTGTAGCGCCACGCTTGGCTGCACGATCTAGCATATCCTCTAGTTCTTCTGGTGTCATACTATTTCCAATGCGCTGCTGCTAATCGGTGAACAGTACCACCAGCGACACCATTATTTCCAGGATTGGTTTGAGTACATACATAACTTGTTGTGCCTAACCCAGTTCCTTCGTCTTTCCAACTGTAGTGATTGGTAGCGCTCTCTAAATCAATTTGCAGTAATTGATCAGAATTGCTAACTGTTACACCATTAGCAGGAATAGTATCTTCCGTAACACCAGAACCTATTGTTACACCATTATACTGAGTTGACAAAGATATGGTCTTACTATAACCTACATTGGCAGTATTATTCTGTGAGACTGCAGCAGTAGCTGTAGGTGTAGAACTATTATATCCAGTAATCTCCCAAACATGTGATGTTGATCTTCCACTACCACCATTGCCAGAAATGTATTGACTACCAGATGCAGAGGTAACCAAATAATAGACTACTGAATGACTACCAGCAGGATTACCGTGACCAGATGCTGTGAAGCTATCTGCAGCTTTTGTCATAGCTGAACTACCTAAGTAGCAGTATGTATTGGTATACCCCGGAATTTGCAAAGTAACGACAACAATTTTTGTACCAGAACTTAGACTTACATACCCAGCAGGAAATCCGTTGCCAGTTGTAAGTGTACGGCCTTTGTAAGTAGCAGAAGGTGCGGCAGCAGAGACTCCATAATACTCGTTAAAAGAGTTTTGTGATGTAGATCCTTTACCAATCATAGCACGAATATCACTATCATTCATAGCCGCTTGAGAGCCGCTAGAACCACCAGCTTCAACGTGGATTGCGTTTAAGTCAATTTGACCACTACCTGGTAAGGGCATTATTCACACTCACACTTTTTACATTTGCATTCATCAAGTTTTTCTTTCAACTCTTTGATTGCTTCGATAAGGAGGCCATGCAGTTGGTCATACTGCACAATCTTATGCTTTTCACCTTCTTCTCCATGAAACACAGCGTTTGCTTCAGAGACAGCACTTGGCAATACATGCTCAACTTCTTGAGCAATTACACCAGCAGATTTTTTTCCATCTGCTATATAGTTAAAAGTGTAACCACTCAGTTGTGATACCTTATCCAAAGCGCCAGTTATTGGCTCAATGTTTTCTTTAAGACGTATATCAGAAATTGTTGTAGAGTAAGCAATAACGTTTTTATCTACGTGCAAGTCACCATCATCCTCAAGGCGCATATCCTCCGCCCCAGCAGTATAAAAACGCAAACCATGACTGGCATCAAAGAAAATGTAATCGCTAGAGTTACCAGTATATATATCCGTATTGCTACTTGATCTTCTATCCGTCTTTAATTCAAAAGTTAAATCATAAGGATCACCATCTGAACCTGTTGAAGTATCAGTCCAATTTATGTTTATGCCATCTCCTTCAACATACTTAACTTCTTTACCATCATCTATAGTAACTTCAGTACCATCACCATCTTCCAATACAAAGTTAGACATAACACCACCACCAGCAGATGTTAGACTACCATTAACAGTTAGATTACCTGTTATGGTAGCATTCTCATCTACAGTAAGTGTGTCTGTCTTAACTGTACCATCAAAGAAAGCATCTTTGTATTCTAGTGCTGCTGTACCTAGATCTACAGTGTTAGTTGTTTTAGGTCTAAGTACAGATGCTGTTGCAACTATGTCTTGTGATGGTCCTATCTTTTCAATAGGTGCGCCTTCTGCTGCAGTACCATCGTGGGTGTGACCAGTACTAGCATTGAATGCTGACTGTACCTGATTGTACTCATCATTAAAATCATCAGCGTCAATAACACTTCCTGTGGTAATATTAGCTGATGCCTGTCTTGTATAACCTGCCATTGTTACTGCCTATCATGTTGTCTATACTCAAGCACGGCTGTGTCAAGAGTAAAGGTTGGGTTTGTTGAGTTATCTGTGATCCTCATTGCTATTGTTTTGAATGAACCTACCAAGTTTTGTTTGTATATCTGATCTAGTACACCACCATAAGTAACACCAGCACCTCCATATATTGAAGTAGATGCACCATATAAACTTATACCACCACCTGCTGCTGATGAAGCCACTGATATAGTTGGAGGCTGTATAACACTAGGATCATTACCTGCATCAAAATCTATCTTAAAGTTTACATCTACATTCATAGTTCCTGTAGGTTGTGCATACAAGGTTAGTTTATACATAGTCTTACGTATCTGTGGATCTGTAATAGGCATAAACGGTGATTCATATATTGACTCTATAGGACCACCATCAAAAGAGTTACCTGAATCCATCCTGTAACAGAAACCATCATCATTGCCAAACATAATAGTTTCTTGTGCGCCTGAATATGTACTATCTCTACGTTTACTTTTAGTCCTTTAGTTCTGGACCAAGCTATACCACTACCACCTTGGGCTACAAATTTAGTAGCTATCAGTCCTGATGCACTACCTGACTGTACAGAAGGTATATATGCAAAGAGTCTATACTGGGATTTACCTCTAACTAATACAGAACAAAATACATCTGTCTGTGAGATAAACTCGTTAGCATCTTTATAGATTGGATCAGATGCAATGTCAAGAGCAAGGTCACCAATACGATCAGTAGCACTAAGTAAACGTATACCATCAGGAGATAGGTAAGCTATGTCACCACCAAATTCCTGAATACTGTCTGGGTTAATACAACCTATTCTGTCTGTTATAGGTTCTAGTTTAAAATCAGATGAAGTACTGCCTACTAGCTTTTTGATTGTGTCTGTAGTAAAAATGATAAGCTGTTCACGAAAGCCTATCATACCTGTCACATCAAAGCCTACATTTATTGTACCAGCACCATTGCCTGTAGCAAAATCATCTACTGTGTTAGGTGCTGTGAAGAATATCTTACTACCCTTAGAGTAGAAAGCATGGTTCTTAAATACTGCTACATTCTCTGCACCTTGTACGTCTGAACTGTTTGCTGCAGATAAGGATGCTATAGTACTTCCACTGGCATTAAATATAACTGGAAAGCTTTTACTATCAACAAATATAGTTTTGTCTTCTTGCGTAAAATTAAAAGATGCGTATCTAGCCTTTAGTGTATTTGTAGAAGAGCTTGTACCTATATGTGACCAAGTAGTTCCTGTACCGTGAAAGTATAATGTTTTATCAACCTGAGTAGAATGAAACGTACCAAAGGTAAGAACAGTATTGTCACCTATTGATTGTGCTGAGTCAAGTACAATACTATTCTGATTTGTTAGCGATGCAACTTTTACAACACCAGATATACCTGTGCCTGTAACAAACATACCAGCTTTTATATTAGTAATAAAACTAAGTACAGCATTGTCAGCTAAAGATACTGCTGTGTCTAGTATAATACTACTCTGACTTGTTACTGTCTTTACTGTTACTTCCCCAGTAATGCCAGTACCTGTTACTATCATTCCTTTAGTAATAGTTCCAAAGGATGCGCCAGTACCAGCAACAGTAACACCTGTTATAGGACCAGTATTTATAGCAGTACCAGAGATAGATGCAGTTGCTACAGTACCTTCCGCTAAACCTGTACCTGCTATAGTAGCTGCTGTTATCCCACCTGATCCATCTACTGCAGTTATTGTTATGGTTGCATCGTTAGCTGTAGTAGCACCGTTTAACTGTGTACCAACAATAGTAATTGTTTCACTAGCTGCATAGCCTGAACCTGCTGCACTAATGGCTACGGTATATACAGAACCTGTTTTAGTTACATTAAATGTAGCACTACTACCAGAACCACTATATCCAGACTGCGTTGGGTTAGTGTATGTAGCAGCAACATTATTTATACTACCTACTGTAATCGTTGCATTATTGGCAGTGGTAGCACCACCTAACGCTGCACCAGCTACAGTAACAGTTTCGCCAACTTTGTAACCGCCTGTACCTGCATTGACAATAGCGACACTATAGGTAGCACCAGTTCTAGTAACATTAAAAGTAAGACCAGTACCT